ACACGCCCGCGCATCGCCTCATCTACGAGACCATCGCCGAAGTCCGCGGTGAAGGCGGCACGCCCAACGTCATCGCCGTCACCCAACGCATCGACGCGCAGCACAAACTCAACTTCGTTGGCGGCGCCGGTGCCCTCACCGAGATGCTCGGCGACTACGCCGGCGGCAGCGCCGCGGTCGAATATCACGCGCAAACCCTCCGCGACCTCCACGCCCGCCGCCGCATCATCGACGCCAGCGTTGCCATGCAAGCCGCCGCCCAGGACATGGCCACCGATGCCGACAGCGTCTTGCAGCAAGCCGGCGAGTCCGTCCTCAGCCTCAGCCTCACCACCGCCACCGACAGCATGCGCGCACCCAGCGCCATCGTCCCGGGCCTCCTCGAAGAGCTGGAGAGCCTCATGGCCGGCGGCAAAAAGCTCGGCCTGCAGACCGGCATCCGCGACTTCGACCAAGTCACCGGCGGACTCCGCGGAGGCCAGCTCACCATCATTGCCGGTCGCCCTGCCATGGGTAAGAGCGCGCTGATGCTCAACATGGCCGACAACATGGCACGCCGCGGCGTTCCGGTCGTCTACTTCAGCCTCGAAATGCCCGCCAACGAGCTGGCCGCCCGCGTTGTCTTGGGCCGCGCCGAGACCAACACCGAGATCATTCGGAACGGCTTTTTGACCGCATCGATCAAACACCGCATTTTTGACGCCGCCACGCAATTTTCCACAGAACCCCTCTATGTGGATGATCGTGGCGGCCTCACCCTCTTAGACATCCGCGGCCGCGCCCGCCTCGCTGTCCGCCGCTGGGGCGTGAAGTGCATCTTCGTTGACTACCTCCAGCTCGTCAGTCACAGCGGCGCCCAGTCGCGCGAAAACGAAGTCGGCTTCGTCAGCCGCGGCCTCAAAGCCATGAGCATGGAGTTGGGCATTCCGGTCGTTGCCGCCGCCCAGGTCAACCGCCAAGCCGAGCAGCGCAGCGACAACCGCCCAAAACTTAGCGACCTCCGCGAATCCGGCAGCATTGAGCAAGACAGCGACATCGTTTGCTTGATCCACCGTCCCGCCTACTACGCCGTGCAAGACGAGGAGCCGGAAGTCCAAGACGCCGAGTTAATCGTGGCCAAGCACCGCGCCGGCCGCACCGGCACGCTCAACCTCACATGGCGTCCCTCGCTCACCCGCTTTGAGGGCACCGCCCCGGTTGGCCGCACCAGCGACAGCGACAGCTCCGTCTACGCGCCGGCGAAACAACTTTGGGAGGCCATCAATGAATAGCAGAGCCAAAGGCGCCCGCGGAGAGCGCATGTGGCGCGATGAGTTGCGCGAAGCCTTCGGCGACTCCGGTATCCGCCGCGGCCAGCAGTTCAGCGGCCTCGGCGACTCGCCCGATGTCGTCTGCCCGTGCCTGCCGGATTTCCACTTTGAGGTGAAGTTCTGCCAGGTCGTGAAGATTCGCGACTGGATGGCCCAAGCCATCCGCGATGCCAAGGCCAAGCTCTTCCCGGTCGTCGCCCACAAGCGCAACGGCGAGGAGTGGTTCATCACGCTGCGCGCCGCTGACTTCCTCACCATCCTTCGCCGCTCCGATTTTTTAGTCCCAACACAAAACCAACAACCAACCACATAACATGGCCTCAAAAACCCTAACCACACCCGTGGGCATCGCCCGCTATCCTCACCTCAACCGTCCCGACACCAAGTTCGACGACGTGGGAGTGTTCAAAGTCAACCTTGAGCTAACCGCCGAGGAAGCCGAGCCGTTCATCAAACAAGCCGAGGAGCTTTTCTCCGCGTTTGTTGCTGAGAAGAAAGCCGAGTTGAAGAAGGACAAACTCAAACTCCACGCCGCGCCGTGGGAAGACAACGACGGACTCGTCCAGCTCAAGCTCAAGGTCAAAGCCGTGGGCAAAGACAAAGCCGGCGAGACGTATAGCCGCGCTCCGAAGCTCTTCAACGCCTCCGGCGACATCATCACCGACAACATCGGCGGCGGCAGCAAGATCCAAGTCGCAGTCGTTCCTTACTGCTGGTACACCGGCACGCTCGGCGCCGGCATTACGCTGCAGCCCAAGGCTGTCATGGTGCATGACCTCGTCACATGGGGCGATGGCGGCAGCGCCACCGCCTACGGCTTCGACGTGAGCGAAGCCAAGCCCACCGCCCGCAAGACCGGCACCGACGACGAAGAGATCACCTGGTAACCCTCATGCCAGCCAAAAACACCACAGTCAAAAGGGGGGCGGCAAAACGCCGCTCCCCTTCCAAAGCCGCCAAGCCCGCCGAGCCGGATCGCTTCACCGAGGACGGACGCAAAATCGTACGCCTCGAAAAGACCCGCGCCCACCAGAAGTATCCGCTCAAAGACGGCACCGACGTTCCCGGCGCCTCAACCATCGCCAAGATCGGCGAGGACAGCAGCGGCCTCATCCACTGGGCGTGGAAATTGGGTATGGACGGTCAGGATTACCGCAAGGTGCGCGACAAAGCCGCCGACATCGGCACCGTGGCGCATTTCATGATCGAGTGCTTCCTGCATAATCACGAACCAGACCTCTCGGAGTTCTCCCCGGCAGACGTTGAGAAGGCGACCATCGCCTACAACAACTTCCGCCGCTGGTGGGACAGCGAAGGGTTTACGGTCATCGAGCCGGAGGTTCAGTTGGTCAGCGAGGAATACCTCTTCGGCGGCACCATCGACGCCCCCGCGCGCGACCGCGACGGTAAAATTGTCTTGCTGGATTGGAAGACCAGCAAAGCCATCGTCCCAGCGCACAAGATCCAGTTGGCCGGCTACGAGCAACTCTGGAACGAGAACCGCCCGGACATGAAGGTCCAGCGCCGCGGGATCGTGCGCATCGGCAAAGAGTCGCCGGATGACTTCGAGGTGTCGTGGATCTTCTCCGCAGAACCCCTGTGGGAAAACTTCAAGGCCCGCCTCGCGCTCCACTACGCGAACCTGCGCCTCAAGAAAGCTGCCTAATGCAAACCGCCAAGCAAACACTAGATGCCGCATCGTCCGCCGTCTGCGGAGCGCGCAACGAAGACTACGGCCCGCCCGCAGATGACTTCGGGACGCAGGCCGAGATGTTCAGCAGCTACCTGTCGCGCACCAACGGCGCGCAGGTCTTAGTCACGGCATCCGACATCGCCGCGCTGATGATCCTGGTGAAGATCGCCCGCCAAGCGCACGCCGCCAAGCATGACAACTGGATCGATGTCGCCGGATACGCCGCGTGCGGCGCCGAGTGCGATGCCAGACAAGCCGACCTCGCCTAATGCCACCGCGCAGAACCATCGCAATCGTCCGCAAGAAGCTCGGCCGCGAAAAAGCGGACGGCATGACCCTGGGCGACGGCAAAGTCTATATCGACCCGCGTCAATCCGGCGCGGACGAGCTGGACACGGTTTTGCATGAGCTGCTGCATCACGTTTGTCCCGACATGAGCGAAGAAGCGGTCGCCGAAAAGTCCGCCATGATGGCGAGGTCGATGTGGAAAGACAAGTGGAGGCGCGTTCACGAGTGACCGCCGCAATCGACATGCCGTTTACATCCATGGTTGCCTACGATCCCATTCCGCTTTCTGAAGCAAACAGCTTACTAGATCAGTGGCAGCACAAGATGGGGCCATGCGTCCGCGGCAATGGTCGCAACTGGTCGCATGCCCTTATTCACGAACGCATTCCGGTCGCTGTCACAATTACTTCCGCACTGATCCGCGAAACCGTAGGCGGCGCCAACTTTCTCAACCGCGAGAATTGCATCGAACTCTCCCGCCTCTGCGCCGTGCGGCCGGGTTTGTGCCGCGTTGCCTTGCGCCTCTGGCGAGAATTCGTATTCCCGCATCTCGGCTACGAATACGCCATCAGCTACCAAGATGCCGACATCCACAACGGCAACACCTACCGCTTCGACGGCTGGCAACGCATTGCACGCAGTCGTTCTGGTAAAGACTCGCGCAGTGGCAAACAGGGGCGCGACAAGTGGGTCTGGCTTTGGGCCAAGGAGGCGACTCAATGACCGCCGCCGGCTACATCCTCATCGGCCTCGCCGCAGGCATGCTTATCGGCGCCCTCGCCGCCTATGGCTTTATGTTTATCTGGGCGATCCGCTGTGGACGCGAGGAGGATGCAGAATGAGCGACACGCCGAAAACCGACGCATTCATTGAGGGTCTTAACGATGACTGGGACGTTGAGTTCGCCGCTCTCACTTCTCATGCAAAGCAGCTCGAGCGCGATCTTAACAAAGCGCGCCAAGTCGCAGAGCAAATGAGCGAGTCCAATGAAGTTCTGTTGGCTGACATTCATCACTACCGAGAGCAACTAAAGGGAGCCTCCAAATGACCAGCGCCGTCCTCATCGCTCTGGTTGGCTTCGCTTACTTCGCCGTAGCCATCGACCAAGCATTCATTCAACACAACTTTTGGAATGGCATTGTGTGGTTTGGTTACGCCATTGCGCAAATCGGCCTTTGGCACGTCACCGTGCAGCCCTGACTTTATGGAGAAGTACAAAATTATGACGCCCGAAATCGAAGAAATCGACAAGACGATCGTGCTGCTGAAAAGCCAGCGGCAGAAACTTGTCGCCAAAGAGGCGAAAAAAAAGGCCGACGCCCTCTGCGCCGAGATGCGCAAGCGCAAACAATCCAAATGACTTTCAAGTTGCAGGCTCAAGCGGGTTCTCGCCGGCGTTCATGTGGTGTGACGCCGCGGACCATCTCCGGGATGCCCAGCTCCACCGAGCGAGACGAGTGGGGCGCCTGCACATCTTTTGGCAGGGTGCTGAAAGCGGCAGACATAACATCTGTGCGGCCAGGTTCAGCCCGATGTGGTATCGCCCAGCCCTGCCCAAACAAACCGGCAGTCCGCCGCGAATCTCCCGATGATGTCGGGGTGTGCCAGCAATGGCATAGCACGGGCGCCGGCCACAAAGGTGCCGCCTCGCTAACAAAAGCCCCCTCGGCTTTTCGCAAGATAGGCGAAGCGGTCAACAGGCAGGGAACGCTAACCATCACCGGCTCCAACGTGCGTCTGGGCACTGAAATGCCGGTGGCCTTGTCTCTTTCTTTCGCATGATCTCTTGGCCGCCCCAAAACTTCCGCGTTGAGGTAGACGGCATCGGCACCTGCCGCGTGCTCTACGTTGTCGCGCAGGGCGGCATGGAGAACGACTACGTCACCGTCTGCCGCGAAGACAACGGCCGGTGGCTAACCGCGCGCATCGACCAGCTCGCTGCTGCGGAGAATCCGACTTTGGACATTTTGGGCGCCGCGCCGGTTTAACCAACGGCTTGGGGAAGCTGGCGTTGCGCAAACGCACCGGCCGGCGCCCGATCTACTTCGTGAACGAGCACGCACAACGCTTCAAGCCCACACCGCACCCTGTCATGCAGGTCGATCTCGACTTGCTCGAGAAACTGGGACCGGACGAAGGCTGGAAATATCTCAAAACACGCGAAGAGCTGATCGCCCGCGAGGC